GAACGAGTTCTTCCTATTTATAACCAGTTCTAGGAGCTAGCTATGATTGACGCAATAAAGGTCAAAATCGCCAACGTCATAAAAATGTTAGGCAAAAATGCCAAAACTTCTGTTATGCGTATGACTGAGCCGCAGGCAGCTGTTGCGGCAGTGGGTATCCTGGTCGCGTTTGCGGTAGCGGTGGCGATATGAAGTTTAATGCCATCAAAGGGATCGTTGGCGGGTTGGCACCAACGCTTGGCGCTACACTCGGCGGTCCTCTCGGTGCCACAGCGGGGAGAGTCTTAGCTGAGGTACTTGGCTGTGACCCTTCAGCGAAGGCAATTGATGATCGACTTAGGCAAGCCACGCCTGAAGATCTAGTGGCCATCAAGGAAGCGGAACTTAAATACGCTGCCAAGATGGAAGAGCTAGGCGTAGACATGTTTGAGCTTGAGACTGCCGACAAGCAGGACGCCCGTAAGTACTTTGCTGGAGATTGGACTGCCAGAGTCATAGGCATCCTTGCTGTAGTCGGGTTCTTGGCCTATATATTTACGGTAACGCTGATGCCGCCAGACGCTAACTCAGACACTATCGTGTCACTTGTATTGGGCTACCTCGGAGGCACGGTGTCAGCGGTTATAAGCTTCTACTTCGGCGCTAGCCAGAGTCAATCAACGGGGGCAGAGGGTAAATGAGTTTAGCCGCAGAAAAGCTCATTGAGTGGGAAGGGTACGAGCAGTTCGCCTACCACTGTACAGAGGGTGCGCTGACTTTGGGCATCGGACGGGTTATCGAGAAAGGTAAGGGCCCTGGAATCAGCCTCGAGGAGGCTAAATACCTCTTAGAGAATGATATTAGCAGGGTAGAGGCCGAGTTGAAGAAGACATATGACCCTTGGTATTCGGCCCTTTCAGAAGGACGCAGGACAGTGTTGATCTCGATGGCGTTTCAGATCGGTTTGGCGGGTCTGGCCGGTTTTAAGATGGCGCTGGCTAGCTGTGCAGAGGGCGACTGGGAAGGGGCAAAACAGAACTTCATGGACTCAAAATGGGCGAGAGAACAGACGCCAAACCGAGCTAAAAAAGTGTGTGAATTACTGATAGCCGGTTAATTTATTTGTGGAATTATATTAGTTATACTAATATAATTAATACTGGGTGCTGCTATGGCTGAAAAAATTAAACTCGTTCAAGGTGATACTTTACCTTCAATCAAGCTAACTCTTACAGACCCCACTGACGGGGCCGTAATCGATGTATCCCACGAAGATACGGTGGTTAATGTGTATTTTCGCGCTGTCGGTAGCACAGTGGTGCTTTCTACGCTTGCCTGTACTAATGAAAATGATGGCACAGATGGACAAGTCCGGTTTGACTTTTCCGGTGGAGCTCTAAATGTCCCTGCAGGTCCTTATGAAGGTGAGATAGAAATAAGCTTCAACGGAAGTCTGCAGACAGTGTACGAAAAACTTAAATTTTATGTTCGTGAAGATTTCGCTTAGCGGAGGCAACCTATGTCAGCAATGTCAGATTACCTAGAAAATTCTTTGATTGATCAGCTTTTTCGTGGTCAATCAGCCCCTACAACTTCTACGCTTTATGTGTCCTTGTTCACAGCTGCCCCTAACGACACGGGCGGCGGTACAGAGTTGACCGGCAGTGCGTATGCGCGTGTGGCAGTGACTTCTGCGTTAACGGCGTGGGCTGGCACTCAATCAGCAGGTAGTACTACTTCGTCAAGCGGCACTGGCGGCGCAACCAGCAACAACACAGTAATTACTTTCCCAGAGCCAACAAGCTCATGGGGAGAAGTTGTAGCGTTTGGCGTTCATGATGCTTCAAGCGGTGGAAACTTATTGTTCCACGGGTCTTTGTCGATCAACAAAACGATCAACCAAGGCGACACGGTTAGTTTCCCTGCAGGCTCTCTAGCGGTGACGTTCGCTTAACAATTCGCCTAGCAAAAGGACCGGACTGTAATGTTGAACAGGGCGCTATTCAATCAGGTACTTTTCAACGGCAGGGTTGCAGGGGCCATTGCTCTTGCGGGTTCAATAGTAGTAAGCAGCGCAGTTTCCGCAACCGTAGAAAAATTCGCACTGCTTACTGGCTCCAGTTATGCCTCAACTGCTACACAAGCATCACTAAATAAGAGTGATAATTTAGCAGCGGCTATTTTAGCTGAGGCAACAAGTTCTAGCGCCATTTACCTCAATACTTCTCTAGAGAGTGACGTTTCCACGCACTCTACTATAGAGTGCGCCCCCGTTGTTGATACACCTTTAGATGGGCTTTCTGATTTAGGGGGCTTAGCAGTTACCGGCATTCTTTCCGGTAGCTTAGAAGGTATAACGCCTCTTAGCTCACAACTTCAATGCTCATCCTCTGCTTCTCAATCGGGCGTTGTTTTACTCAAAATTATTCGGTCTGTTGTTGCAGTTTCAAGCTCTGCGCAAGGCGGATTAGTCCTTGAGAGTGTGCTAAGCGCTGAGATTAATGCGTTAGCGCTTAGCCAAGCCGACACACATATATCTGTAAATTTCTCAGCCGAGTCGGTTGCTACCACTGATGCTGCTGCATCTTTAGACTTGCTGTTACCTATTGCTGCGACAGGCAACGCAAACGTAACAGCTAGCGGTATTGTAAAAATCTCTAAGGCTCTATCTGCGACTGTAGCGTCAGTAACTTCGGCAAGCAATTCGACTTTCAATAAAGAGTCACCGCTAAACGCTGCTACGTCTGTACTTAGCTTATTGGCAGGTAGTCCAGTTCTAGATATCTCTATCGGTGGCTCTTCAAGTTGTATTGCTTTGACAGCAGCCGAAGTTGGGTTGGGGGTAAATCTCGCCACAATAGCGGAACTTACAAGTTTAGCTAGCGGCGGTTTACAGATAAGCAGCTTCTTAGGTTCTGCAGTTTTAGGCCCTGTGTCAGTTTCGGCAGACGCTTATATACAAAAGCCAGTTACGGCTAACGCTCAGATAACAACGACAACAGATGCCGCGCTTCTTAAAGAAATCCCCCTCGATGCAACTTTAGGTGCGTCCGTCACAGTAGCGGATGGCGATCTGGAAAAGCTTGCTAAATTAAGTGCAGCCATAAACACACAGTTGTCTGCCGCTGGAAATATAAAAATCAGTGCAGATCTAGGGGTCGCTATATTAGGACCTATTGCTGCAACGGCCGCGTTAGACATAACTAAAAACATAGCTGCGAATAGTGTTTCTACAAGCGCAACGTCAGCAGAAATTGATTTAACTGTTTCACTAGGCGGTGACCTCGCATCTTCACAGCAGGTAAGCGCTGATTTATCAGTTTATCTTTTAATCTACTACGGGAAAATTTCGGCTGTAGTAGAAACGCGCCGAGTTGTGGCTGCGGTTGAAATTCAAAATGGCTTGCAATCTGCAGCTAAATTTACAATCCAGAATGGCCTCCAGGTACAAGCGCGTCATGTTGTAGCGGAAGTTGCAATTCAAAATGGCTTGCAAGTTGTAGCTAAAGTTGTAATTCAAAACGGCGTGCAAGCGAAGGTAGAGATTAACAATATTGACACGTCCGAAATAAGCTATTTAAAGGTGGCATAGATGACAGTTTTGTATTCGAACAATGCGGCTTCTACGTTAGCTTCAGGTATAACTAGCACTGCTACTTCTATGACTGTAGCAACTGGTACAGGCGCGTTGTTTCCTAATCCAGGTGCGGGTGAATATTTCTATGTCACGTTAGCTAACGAAGACGAAAGCACGCTCGAAATAGTAAAAGTGACGGCACGAGTAAACGATGTACTGACAATCGCTAGAGGGTTTGACGGGACATCTGCTAGTTCTTTCGACGTTGATGCAAAAGTAGAACTGCGAATCACAAAAATAGTATTAGACTCTAAAGCTCCACTAGCCTCTCCTACCTTCACAGGCACAGTCACGGCTGATGGTTTGTCTCTTGGCGATAACGACAAGGCTATCTTTGGTGCGGGTAATGACCTACAGATTTATCACACTGGCACACAAAGCTATGTTAGCGACCAAGGAACAGGAAATCTTAATTTATTAGGAGACGCAAGAGTTGTTATTGGCAAAGCAGACGGCACTGAAAATATGGCTCAGTTCTTTGCTGATGCTCAGGTTGAGCTTTACTACAACAACGCAGCCAAACTAGCCACAACCGCCACAGGCATAGACGTTACTGGCACAGCCGATGTCACCTTAGACTTAAATGTTGGTGGCGCTGTAAAAGGAAACGCAGGGACTAGAGCAGTTTCAGTCCC